AACACCGTGGATAAGACCTCTTCGTAGTGCATCGTGGTATCCGCTTTGAGGATTCCGCTCTCGTAAGTGTCATCAACCTCAGGAATAGCGCACAAAATGCGATAGCCAGAGGGTTCGGGTAGTTGTTTTGCTTTTTCATCTGCTGTTTGAGGCAGAGTTGTTACTGCGGATACGTCATCGGGATTTGAGCCGATTAGTATTTCAGTCATTCGATTTCTCCATTCGTTGATTGAGGTCTGTAATGGTTAGACATGCGGACTCAAGACCTCGTATTTGTCCACAAGCGTACTTATACTCTTCATAATTAGCACAATTTCCCGCAGAAATAGCTGTTTGGAGCATATTTATACGGTCACGGTACTCATTTAAGAGGTAATCTAAATGCTTATCCACTATCGTCTTCCTGTTTGAGAATTAGTTAGTTGTTGCATCTTGGAAAGTTCTTGCATTCTCTTGATTTCGACTTCCATAGCGTCTTTTTCTGTTTTTGCCAGAAGCTGAGCGCCAGCAATACGTTCTTGAGAGGCAATTCTTTCTCTTTCTACTTCCAAGCGTGCAGCGGCTTCTGCTGCATCGGCTTGGTCTTTCAGTGCTTTGCGTTGTTCCTCGGCCTGTTTGAGTTCGAGTTCCTTCGCTTGCATTTGAATTACTGGGTCTTGCGCAGCTTGCTGAGCTTGTTGCGCCGCAATTTCGGTTTGATTGCGTTGTAATAAGGCGTTGGATGCCTGTACCGCCATTTGTGAGATCTGAACTTCCATATCCTGTGGGATTGATTCGTCCTCTTCGCCCGTAGGAAGTGGCACTCCCATTATTTCTTGCATTTGTTTCTTATATTCAAAGGCTAAATGCTGTTGAATATGTGCCATTGCAGCCGAAGCCATTGCCTGAGCCTGTGGGTTTTGCCCTATCAAAGCGGCAATCTTTGGGTCTTTCATGGCATTCATGTGAATCGTGATGTGCGCTTGATGGTCCTGATACATAAACGCCTTGACAGGCTTCATATTCATGATGTTCATGTTCTCAGTAATAGGGTCTTCAGGCATATGGTCGTCTTCAATCTTGACGAGTTTTTTAGCGTTCTTAATCCCTAAGACTTCTAACATCTGGCGATGCAGATGTCCTAAGTCATAAAGCTGAGGAGCCTGCTGAGCTAACTGAAGAACCGCTTGATACTGAACGACCTTCTGGCTCATCGTTGCGGCATTAGGATCAGAGACGGGAATAACGTCACAGTTATCGTAGTCCGACTGCTTGGCAAAGCGGTTTCCTACATCTGGTTGATATTCGTATTCATCAGGGGTGTAGTCACGGATGATGTTTTTTAAGAGTTTTAGCTCTTGTTTCATCGAGTAATGAACACGAGCTTGAACCGCAGACATGACCTTTAAGGTTCGCTCTAGAATAGCCAGAGTCGTACCCACTGGGGTGTTTGCTGACATATCAGCAATCTTCATATCCGAAGCAGATGCAAAACGTCTACCTTCTTCTACAATGTTTTGCATTAAGGTATATAAGACTTGACTAGGTTCTTTGTAAGGCAGAGGTAGGATATTGTCTTTTAGCGCACCAGAAGGAACGTCAACGTCCCTAAACTCTCCTGGGGCAATTGGGGTGTCATCTCCTTTGACTCGCATACCACGAGTTTTAAAGCCACCTGGCAAGTTGGCTAGTGTGCCAGCATCCACGAGCTGCCGAATAAGACTAGTACTAGACTTAGCAAAAGCACCGACAAGGTGAATAAGGCCAAAACAATAAAAGCCAAAGCCTGGAACGTATCCATAATGGACGAAATGCTGACGTTTTTGTTTAGTTTCATCTTCGGGCCTCCAGTTTCTGCGGATTGCTAAGACGTTTTGGGTTCCCTTTTCAATGGTAACAATGTAAGGCAGGGCAATCCCTGTAGCTTCTCCGTCTTTTTTATCTTCAAAACCTTCAATATCTAAATTAACTTGAATCTCAAGAATCTTGAAACGATCATCGGATGTGGCTCGTAGCCCCATCTTTTCGGCAATCTTTTTTTCTACTTCATCAAAAGTAGTACTTGGTGTGCCTAGGTCTACATCTTTATAAAATCCTGCGACTTGAAGTTTGCGTAGTTCGTTTTCGGTCTTACGCATGACGTGGGTCACACGCTCTGCGCTTTGTAAGTCGGAAGCGCCATAGGGAACAATTAAGTCTTCAGCTGGTACGAATAAAGAAACCTGCCGATCTAAGGATGGGTCGAAATAGACTTTCTTAAAGGCATTGCCTGAGAGTCCTAGTCCCCAGCACATTCTCTCGTGCTCAGGTCTAAACTCAGGCATTTCTTCAGTGATCTGGTAGTTCATGTCTTTTTGAACCCGATCCGCAGCGGCCAACTTTTCAGGGGTTTCTTTGCCAACAATAACGGTCTTTACAGGACCCGCAGGAGGTAAGGTCTCCATTACGGTTTCTGCTTGGAACTTAACGAGTGCTTCGGAAAGGAGGGGATGGTAGACTCCACAAGCTCCTTCCCACGGTTCGGAGCGCTCTTCAATTTTCATTCCTAGAAGCTCGATGCCGTCTGTATAAGTCTGCATCCACTCTTTACGAGCGCCAATGTCCGATTCAATGTCTCCTAAGAGATCGCCTGCAATTTGGGTTAGCTGGCTGTCACTTAAGTACTCAGCCAAATTAGCGTCAAAGTCTTCTGCGCTTTCCTCTTCTGGCTCAATCTTAATCTCTAAACCATCGAGTCCAATCGTGACAGACTCTGGGTCTTCGATCTCAATCTCGATAGGCTCAACATTTGCAGCCTCTAAGCCTTTAGGGAGTTCATACAGTGATTTTTCGATTGCCATAATAATCCTTAATAGTAACTAACTTTCCTAGACCTTAAAAATTGAGTGTCCTCTTCGTCTGTGTCTAGTTTAATAAACCCGCCTTTACGAAAACGGATTAACGCTTGTGTGGTTGAGTCTACCAAGTCATCGTGGTCTGAATTGGGAAATGCTGCCATTTCTTCAATGACTTCTTCTGCCCAGCGTTTTCTTGGTGCCCATATTTTTCCTGATGCAAATAAATCTGATACCGAGTTTACACGGGTAATCTTATCGTTTCCACGTACTGGTGTAAATTCTTGCACGGGTATTCCCATCCTTCTAAGTTCGAAAACTAACGGAGCTCCCGAAGCCTTAGCCTCTACTATAAACGCATCGGGCTCCCATTCCTTATACATTTCTAACGCTCGTGTCTTTAATTCAGGAAATTCTAGCCGTTCTTTGAGGGCGTCTAACAAAATTACATGCGGGTCATTTTCATTCTCATTCATATAAAAGACTCCCCAAGTCGTGCAGGCGGAGTAGTCTGACCGTTCATTCTTTGTAAAGGCGGTATCCCAAGACTGAATAATAAAAGCACAGGCGGGAGGATTCTCTTTATCCCAGACCTTCCACCATTCTCGTTTTACTAGGGCACCTTCTTCAGCCGAGGGATCTTGTTGGTATTGGGCTGACCATTTAGAAATAGGAAGTTCATTTTTTAGTTTTTCTAATTCCTCTAAAGACCAAAACTCAGGCCATAGGGATAGACCATTGGGCTTAATGGCTGGGAGACTGATCCTTTCCCATTCGTCTCCGTCTCGCTCAACCATAGACTGAAGGACTCTGCCCGTCAAATCTCGTTTACCCCAGCGGGTCATTACGATGACGATAGAGCCTCCAGGCTGAAGACGTTGTCTTGGTCCAGAGGAATACCATTCAAAGATCTTGTCATACACCGAAGGGTCGGAGGCTGCTAATGCGGCTTCTTGCTCCGAGTGGGGGTCATCAATGATCAAAAGATCAGCTCCTTTACCCGTTACCGTACCGCCTACCCCAATCGCAAAATAGTCTCCGTTGGCATTCGTTGCCCAGCGACCTGCTGCTTTCGAGTCCGTGCGCAAAGAGACATTCGGAAAGATCTTGGCGTAGGTTTCTCCGTCTACTAAGTTCCTGACTTTACGTCCAAAGCCCACAGCTAATTCTGCGGTATTTGAGCACTGAATCACTTTCTTATGCGGGTACTTGCCTAAAAACCATGCAGGGAGAAGGTATGACGCAAACTCAGACTTAGTATGACGAGGAGGCATATTAATAATAAGACGTCTAACTTTACCATCGGCAATCTCCTCAAATTTTTTAGCCATCAAAGCATGGTGTCTACCCAAGATAAACCCAGGCCACATCTGTTTTACAAACGACATAAACGACTTCTGTGCTGCCTTACGGACAACCGAGTTCTTGTAGTCCTCTGCCATGGTAAAGAGATTTTCTCGATCCCCTTCTGGCAGACCTTCTAAGAACTTTTCTAAATTACTCAATGTACCGAACCTTTATATAGGAGGGGCGAATACTTCTCATTTTTCCCTTAATTCCTTTACAGATCCCAAGGTCTACTAAACGCCACATCTTACGACTGACATTACCCCGACCTTTTTCCCCTGTGATGTACATGACATCATCGATACTCGGAGCGAATCCGAACTTCTTCCAAAATTCATCAATGACCAAGAAGATCTCTTTTTGTGCTGGCGTCAAGGTTTTCTCCTTTCTTCTACCCATGTTTAATACGTTCAATGACATCCTTCGTTCGTGCCATTGCTTCCTCTTCTAATATCCTAGTCTTTAAATAACTCATCATCCTTAAGAGCCGACCTTTATCCTTATGTAGTAACTCCTCTAAATAATCTAAGACGAGCTGCTCTTTCTCTATTGCTGTAATCTGCCGTGCGTTCATGTGTGTGAGCCCTTACTCTTAATCAATACCGCATGCTGTTTTAATAAATACTCTAGATACTTCTTATCTTTGGTACTCATTCTTGCTAACCGATCTGCCAATACATCCATATCTACCTCGACCATGGGACCCAAATTATGAAGGGGGGGTGTTTCACGTGGAACTATTTTCTGATTGTCTGCT